GCCTCTTTTTTGGCTTTCTTTGTACCTTCGTAAGTTTCAATAAATTCGGCAATATTGTCATACAACTCAAACTGAACAGAAGTACCATCTTCAAACTCCATCATTTCATGCTCATCTAAAATACCCATCTGTTCGGTAGCTTTGTATTTTACATAAGTTTGCTTCTTTTCTTTTGAGATTCTTCGTAGAAAGGCAAAATAAATGACTTGAGTAAAGTAGGCAAATGGATTTTTGGATTTGGCAGGATCAAAGTTGTCAAAATACTGTAAACAGTTTTCTATACCGTCCGACATCATTTCATCACGATAGGTGTAGTTTATGAAGTTAGGTTTATGTGATAGACCTTCAGCAATCTTCATAAAGCACTCTCCAATGTAATTAGGAATTGGAGGTAAGGGCGTATTATTCTTTTTGGCTTCTTTGGTTGCTTCTTTATAGTCAACCAATGCCTTTAGAAAGTCAGCGTTATTAATATAGTGTTTTTGTTTTGCCATTTTATTCTCATTCAAGTTTACCACAAAAAGTTGTTGACATAGGGCTTGACAACGTGTATTATCGAGTATGTCCCCCTATGAAGATTAATGAATATATTGTCCTTTAGATTCAATCATAGATTCCATTATTTCATCCAGTTCTTCATCCGATAACGAATCAGTATACTCTCTCGCCTTCAACACGGCATGTAACTTATCTACCGTATTACTATAATACTCACAGAATTCTTCATTCGGATCAAACACGGTAAGCACATCACGAGAATTTATCGTGATTTCATTTTTCTTAATTAGTTGAACCGGCAACCAATGTGACATTACCAAACCTGGTCTATGTTCACCTTGTTCAACAATTTGGACACTCATTGGTTCTGTAATGTCCATATTGCCATCTTCTTTATTACACAAGTTACCAATAATATCTTCACCGTTTTTTAAACGAACTATTTTTATATTATTCTGCATTTTTTAGTCCTATCTTATACATTTTGTACGGGAACTTTTCTTCATTATAAATTTTCACTCTTTCCACAAAATGCTTAAGTGTAAAGTTCATATGTTTACCAACTCTCATGTCGTCAGCAATATCATATAATGTTGCTATATCTTTTCCATCAGCTTGTCTAAGGCCTCGACCAATGCTTTGCAGGGTCCGAATTGTGGACTTAGTAGGCATAGCGAATATAATATTATGAAGATTCCGAATATTAATTCCAGTAGAAAAAGTACCAAAAGAGGCCACGATAATTGCATCATTTTCTATCTCCATAATCCTTCTAATTTCTTCACGGTCGGAAGTTTCTGTTCCGCCGTGGACAAAGAAAACTTTTCTGTTGCCAATTTTCTTTGTATCCTTTATCATATTATACAGGACCTCTCCATGCTTTTCAACCATTTGATATAATATTAATGTGTTATTACCTAAACTAACCGCAAGATTTTTAATGAATTTATTTCTTGCTGTATTAGAAATCAAATACTGTATTTCTTCTTGATAAGTCTTTTGTTTATACTCTTTAGCAATCTCATCTGAGTGTTTTAAAACCAAACATTTAATCTCAAAATTAGAAACTCTATTTGTATCAATTAACTCTTTTGTAGTAATAACTTTTTTAACTGGACCAAACAAACCTTCCAACACCAATTTGTGTGTTTTGGTACCATCTAAAGTTCCTGTAAGTCCTATCCTGTATTTAGCATTTGTACAGGATGTAAGTATTGAAGTTAATGATTGTGCTTTAAAATTATGGGCTTCATCACCAATCACATAATCAAACTGTTCAAAATATTCTTTTGGCATTTTATATAAAGACTGCCAAGTGGATATTGTCAACGGTTTGTCGGTTACCTTTTCTTTTCCTTGGTAAATACGGTGCAACAAGGGTTCCATATTTTCATTGTTATAATCTGCAAAATCAGAATACAACTGCTCAACCAAAGAGGTGGTAGGAACAACCACTAGACCTTTAAGATTTTGATATTTGTGTAACTGCTGGAAGATTAGATAGATGATGAGAGATTTGCCTGAAGCGGTAGGAGATAATAACAATGCTCGCTTTCGTTGCATTGCATGAACAAAGGCATCTATTTGATAATCTCTTGCTTCTAAAGGTTCACCTCGAGCATGAAGATTTAAAGATTCAATAAACTTTTTGGCATGATATAATGGATATTCATTTTCAACATCCACATTATCTTGGCATTCAACTGTGTATTCTCGTTCTTCACAAAACAATTGTAAATACGGAAGTAATCCAAAATAAATTTGAGAGGTTTGTAAGTTATACAAGCGCACTTTTCCATCCCAAATTTTATTACGAAAAGCCGGAACAAATTGATATCCAGGAACATAAAATTGAAAATATTCGGATAATTCTTTTGCTATATGTCTTTCACAGTCAATCTTTATATAAGATTCATTGACTTTTTTAATAACCAAATCACTCATTCATTTTTTTCTTTTTGGTTTTTTATAATTGATAGTATCTCTACCAATCCAAGATTTACTAATTTTTCCTTTAACCTCACGGGTCATAATAATAGGTGGTTTACCTTTTTTACTTTCCATGTAACATTTTCTGTTACAATATTTTTTAACATTATAAAGAAAAGGTTTAATTCCTTGTCGTGGTATTGTATTACCACATTGTTCACAACATCTTAAAACCGTTTGACAATTATCAAAATGCCACCGTAACATATTTGGTTCATTACCGGTAACATTACAATGTGGACACTTGATAAATGTGGAATTCCTTTTTAATGCTTCTAATACAAACAACTCTCTTTGAGATTCAAATTCTTGTTTATCTATATCTTCGTATTTGGCAATATCTTTAAGACCTTCAAATATGTTTTCCATTAAACACTCCTTTTGGGGTATTTATAAAGAATCTTATTTGACCGTCAGATTAATCTGGTATTGAATCTTTATGTTTTTGCGCTTTTTCTAATGCCTTTTTAGCTGCAGTTTTATATTGACCATGTCGTTGGTGAATTTGTTTAACCGCATCAGATTCGCTTTCGTGGTGGTCCCAATGAACTTGAGCTCCTGGGCTACCTTTTAATCCATGTGGGTGGTAACTTGCACCATGAGTAAAACCTAACACATTAGGTTTATCATATTTGTAAACTGTACCAATATGAGCACCACTTTTAGACATAACATTTTGAGCTACTTGCATAGATTCGTTCAAATCTATTGGTGTAACTTGTTCACCTAAAATTGTTTTTTCTATAACTGTTCTTAAAGTCATTTTAATCTCCTGTTCTTAAAGTCATTTTAATCTCCTAAACCGATGACTTATTTAGGTTTACTGTAACATCAAAGGTCATTTAATGTATTCTATAATAACATCATCATACCAACCATTGACACTACGCAAATCAACAACTTTAACATTTGGATACAAAGAAAGATAAATTTGTCGTTCTTCATCCAACTTTTGCACGTCCTCAATAACATAAATGCCACCTTTGTTCAATCTTGGAAATAGAATCTGAAATGTTTGAATTTGATCTGGTGTTAGATGTGAACCATCGTCAATGATAACATCAAAATTATTTAAACCAGCAAATGTTTGTTCCTGTGTGGCGTCACCGTAAATGAGTTTACAACCATCTACTTTAATGCCGTAATCACGAATATCAACACCAATTACTTGTGCAGCATCAGCAAAATACTCACGCCAAATTTCCATACACGAACCATGATGAATACCAATTTCTAAAACATTATTTGTGGTATTTCTCCAAGGTTCAAAAGCAGTATTGTAATACTCATCGATATAACAATGTGTTCTACCTTTGTCTGACGGATGAGAATGTCTAGAAATATTCTCTTGATAAATTTCACTTAATGATAACATTACTGCCCTCCTATAAATTTTTCCCAAGAAATAAAATCACGCAACTGGAATGTTCTTGATTTTAATTCACTCATAATTGATTCAATTACCGACACCACTTCTTCATGATAAACTTTTTTTTCAAGAAGTTTAATCAAATCTGCATCAGCTTCTAAGTATGTAGTAATGTCGGATTTGAGGGTAAACTGAAATGGTTCCCAACCATATTCTTCTAATTCTTCTTGTGACATTTTACCTGTGTAGTATTCCCATTTAATTTTTCGCATACGCAGGTAATCAAAATGTGCCTTTTTGGTG